CGAGGTTCGGCCAAAAGCCGTCGTTCTCGATCGCCAGTTCCACCAGGGTGGTGGGTTTACCTGAAAAGCTCATGCTGACCGCTCAAATAGGGCGGGGAGCCTGTTTTCAGTGGGACGGTCCATAAATGGGCGGCTCACTTCCACAGGTCCCCGCTGGGGGGGGTAGTCGGTTATTCGGTGGCCGGGGTAACGGCCGCTTGTTTTGCCAGGGCCTTGCGGACCTTATCGATACGGGTGTTGTTGCCGGCCTGGGCGTACAGCTCGGTCGAGCGCTCCAAGTGTTTGAGCGCGGTTTCCCACTGCTCGGCTTCCATGGCGCGCATACCAATCAACTTGTGGTACTTGCTCGGGATTTGCTCCGTCAGATCCCATTCGCCATCAACACGCGGCAACAGATCGGACAGATAAGGCTCAGGGCTTCGCCTGGCGTTGTACTCGGCGTAGGCCCACTCACACACGGCGTCAGCCACAAACGTCTGGATATCCCGGCGTTTGAAGCGCTCCGGCATTTGCTGGCCTTGATCCATCAGGAAGTCGGCCAGCTCCAGGGCGTCATCGAACTGGGCCGTGTCGAACAGCCAAACCATGATCTGCACCGCAACTCGGTTCGGGAAGTTCAGTCCCGATTCGCAATAGCGCTGAACGTATTCCTGGTACTTGGGCAGAAGCTCTTCGCGCTTAAGCGACTGTTTGCTGGCCAAGTTCTTAAGGTCACTGAGGCGCGCCAGGTCTTGGTCCAATGCCGCTTCCTGCAGCAGCAAATGCTTGCGCGCATTCGCGGGGCTGCTCAGAGCCTCCGCCGGCGAGTAAGGCAAAGCTGCGGAGACGGCAGCCGCCACAACAGCGGCGCCCCCCAGCGCGATGGTGCGGCGCTTATGCGCTAGGGCCAGACTCACGCGACCAGCTCCACGTTTTCGGTCATGGCGAACTTTTCCAGCTGCTCGATCACATAACCTTCATTGCGGCTGTTGAAGTCCTCGACGCGGGAGCGCTTCGGATTGTCGATGGTCTGCTTACGCCAGCTGGAGTCCTGGAAGTAGATCGACAGGTTGTCCCAGCTGGTGACGACAACACCGTTGACCGGGAAGAACGGCACGCTAAAGCTCGGCAAGCCGCCATAGGTAGCGATTACCTGGGCTTCTTCAATGCGCTCTTTTTCGGTCGGGGTGTCGCCCTGCTTTGAATACAGCTTGGCCTTGTCAGCGGCCAGAAGGTCGGTGCCGATGATCGCGATCAGGTCGCCCGCATCACGCAGGCGCTCGTCCACCAGTTGCTTGGTGTCGTGCACCAAGGCATCGAGGTTGGCATAGTCGCCGCCGGCGCCGAGGGTGACTTTCCCGACGACCTTGCCTTCCTTGAGTACCTGAGCCGGGATCTGCTCGCGGGCCTGTTGCAGCCAGCCCTTGTTGACGTCCTGGAGCATCGGGTACTGGGCAATGTCAGTCTGCACGGCGGCGTGGGTACCGTGGAAACCGACCATGATGCGGTCAAGCGCGATTTGTTTCTGCACAGCTGCGGAATAACGCTGATGGAAGTCCGGGAACTTGGCCCAGGCATCGATCTTGGCGTACGGCAGGCCAACATCGGACTCGGTGGAAGACAGCTCATAGGTGGACTGATCCAACGACGATGCGTCTTTGGCTTCGCGATCGGTGGTCTTGGTGTTAGTGCGGCCAGTGACCGGGCCCGACACGCCAATGAAGACCTTCTGACCTTTGATCTCGGTCACCGGAATGACGTTGATACGCCCCAGGAAGTCCGACTTGGCCGTGATGGCGTCGTTCAGTTCCTGGGCAATGCTAGGATCGACGCTGAACATCTTGGTAGCCAGTTCGACGCCATAGCTTTCCGCGATGGCGACCTGCAGCTCTGCGAACATTTGGGCGCCAAAGGCGCTCAGGGAGTAGGCCATGTTAGAGCACCCGCTTTTTGACGGTGGTTACCGGGCCAGGATTGCGCGGCAACTGGCGACCGGTGGAGTTGTTCTGCAGGGCACTGAACTGCTTCTGCAGCGCATCCAGCTTGGCCAGTACGGACTGGTTGCCCTTGCTTTGGCGGCGAAATTCGCGCTCTTGCTCGGCGGTGGCCACGATCTCGTCCACGGCCGTGCTAACGTCATCGATCAGGTCTTGATCGGGTTCAGGCGCATCGGCGGCGGCGGGCTCGATGACGGCTTGAAGGCCGGCAGCGACAACCAGCAGTTGCTCCACCAGGGCCGTCAAAGCCGTTGCTGTAGCTTCATCCATTGGGGGTTTGCTCTCTGTGTTGGGTGGAATGGTTTCGGTGGGCTGCGCACCTGCAGCGAAACGCTTGAAGAAGCCGGTCAGGGCATCGATCAATCCGGTTTCGGCGGTGTTTGGGCTGTCGTCCTGCAGGCGGCCGAGTTCTACCGACGCGGCGTAGTAGGAGGCGCGGTTGTTCTTGTGGGAGAAGTAGAGTTCCTGAGTACCCACGCTGGCAGGCTGGTCGGTAACGCCCAAACCAGTAAGGTAGGCTTTGCCCTTGCCACGGAAGTCCGGAGTAATTTCGATGCTGCTGAACAGTTTCTGGCCCTGGTCATTCAGATACAGCAGGCGGTCGTTGGGCTTCAATTGCGCCTCCAACGCCACTTCTCCGGGCTCCAGGTCTTCGGCTTCTTCCACCAGACGCACCGCGTAAACGGTACCGTGGGAGCCTGGCCAACGTTCGTGGTCGCACCAGATCACCGCCGTATAAAAGGACGGTTTGTAGGTTTCAGCGATATCGCGCAGTTCCTGGGGAAGGATTACGCGCCCATCAACGGTAGCTCCGCTGGTGGCGACACGTTTCCAGAACGAAACAAGGGAACGGGGCATGGGTTTAACTGCGCTCAATCGCTGAATGAGCCGCCAAGATAGGGAGCCGTCAGCCCTCAAACAAACGGTTCAAATGCGCGTTTCTCCTATATTCGCGATATAGGCGGATCACGGAATTTAACTCCGCGTTTCCAGCGTTTTCGCCGCATAGACTGCGGCCCATGTACTACTCGACCGAAGTTAAAGAAGCCGCCAAACGCCTGTTTCTGCGCCGCTGTAAGGCCAAGGAAATTCAGGCGCAGCTCAACCTGCCCAGCATCCGGATCGTCTACTACTGGATCCGCCAGGGCGGTTGGGAAGACATGCTGTCGGACGAAGAACCGCTGACGGCCGTCGGCCGGCGGATCACCCTGCTCCTGGATAAGGTTGGCAGCCTTTCCAAAGACGATCTCAACGAACTGGACCGCCTGACCATCGTTCGCGAACGCCTGCTGAAACAAGCGGCAAAGCCCGCACCGGTGGCGGCATCCAACGGCGACGACATGGGCGAGCCCCAGGAACCGCGCAAGCGCTCGCGTGGCGACCGCTCGAGCCGTGGCGAGGGCGGCGACAGCAAAAAGGAAAAGAAGGCCAAGAACGATATCAGCGGTCTGACCGAAGTCGACTTCCTGGATAAGTTCATCAGCAAGATGTACCGGTATCAGCAGGAGTTGTTCGCAGCCAAGCAAAACCCGCTGACGAGCCGGATCCGCAACATCCTTAAAAGCCGCCAGGTCGGTCTGACCTACTACTTCGCCGGCGAAGCGTTCATGGACGCGGTACTCACTGGCGATAACCAGGTGTTCCTGTCGGCCAGCCGATCGCAGTCGGAGATTTTCCGCAGCTACATCATCCAGTTCGCCAAGCAGTGGTTCGACATCGAGCTGACCGGCAACCCGATCACGCTCAGCAACGGCGCCGAACTGCGCTTCCTGTCGACCAACAGCAGCACCGCCCAGGGCTACCATGGCCATGTGTACGTGGATGAGTACTTCTGGATCCGCGACTTCGAAAAACTCAGCACCGTGGCCAGCGCCATGGGCACCCACAAGAAGTGGCGAAAAACCTACTTCTCGACGCCCAGCGCTGTGTCGCACCAGGCGTACCCGTTCTGGTCGGGCGAGGAATTCCGCAACAGCAAACGCGGCAAGAAAGCCGGCGGCACTTGGCCCACCGAGGCGTCCTACACCCAGGGCGCCCTGTGCCCCGATGGCCAATGGCGCAAGACCATCACCATCCAGGATGCGATTGATGGCGGGTGCGATCTGTTCGACCTCGAGCAACTGCAGCTGGAGTACGACGAAGACAAATTCCAGCAGCTGTTTTACTGCAAGTTCATCGACAGCAGCCAAAGCGCGTTCGGCCTCAAGGACCTGGAGCGCTGCTACTCCGACCTGTCGTTGTGGGAGGACTACAACCCAGAACTGGACCGGCCTTTCGGCAACAGCCCAGTGTGGCTTGGCTACGATCCGAGCCGGACCCGCGACGACGCCACGTGCGTGGTAGTCGCCCCGCCGCTGGAACCCGGGGCAAAATTCCGCATCCTGGAAAAGCACAGCTGGCGGGGGCACTCGTTCAACTACCAGGCCGCCCAGGTCAAAAAGCTCACCGAGCGCTTCAACGTGCAACACATCGGTATCGACATCACCGGCGTGGGCTATGGCGTGTTCGACCTGGTGCGCGACTTCTATCCGAAAGCCACGCCGATCCATTACAGCCTTGAGACCAAGAACCTGTTGGTTCTCAAGGCACAGGACACGATCCAGGGCAGTCGCATCGAGTGGGACGCCGGCTGGACTGACATCGCCCAGGCGTTCCTGACCATCAAGCGCGGCACCACCACCAGCGGCCAAGTGACCTACAGCGCTTCGCGCACCGACGCCACCGGCCACGCCGATATCGCTTGGTCGATCATGCACGCCCTGTTCAATGAACCCCTCAACACCAACAAGCGGCGCCGTAGCCGCTACGTCACGAGCGGAACCAATGCCCAAGCCACGACACAAAAAGCCCCAAGCCACTCAGCAGGCGCGACAGCCGCAACCCATGCGGGCGTTCACCTTCGGGGAACCCGAACAGGTGTTGTCCGGCAACATCGGCGAGTACCTGGGGGTGTTTCTCAGCGACGACGGCGAGATCTACAAACCGCCGGTGTCGCGGGCGGGCCTGGCCAAGCTGCTGCGCGCCAACGCGCACCACGGCGCGATTCCCAAGTTCAAACGCAACCTGCTGCTGCGTGAATTCATCCCGTCCGAGGGCTGCAGCACGCAGACCATGGGACGGGCCAGCCTGGACTACATGGTGTTTGGCGAGGCGTATTTCTATCGCGACACCAACGCCTTTGGCGCAGTGCTGGAGATGCAGCACCTGCCGGCCATCAACATGCGGGTGAAGGTCGACGGCGGATTCAGGATGCTACTGCCCGACAGCAAATTCATGGACTTCGACCAGGACGAAATTGAACACGTCCTGGACTACGACGTGGAACAGAACATCTACGGCGTGCCTGACTATTTGGGCGGCCTGCAGGCGCTGTTGCTCAACGAGGCCGCGACCCTGTTCCGCCGGCGCTACTACAGCAACGGCGCGCACGCCGGCTACATCTTCTACACCAACGACCCGGACCTGACCGAGGAAGACGAGGAGAACCTGCGCGCGCAAATCAGCGCGAGCAAGGGCGTGGGCAACTTCCGCTCAATGTTCGTCAACATCCCCAACGGCAAGGAAAATGCGATCCAAATCATCCCCGTGGGGGACTTCCAGGCCAAGGACGAGCTGGAGAAGGTGAAGAACATCACGCGCAACGACGTGATCGCCGCCTGGCGAATGAATCCAGCCCTGGCCGGGATCATCCCGGAAAACAGCGGGGGTTTTGGGGATATCGAGAAGATCGATCGCGTGTACACCAGCAACGAGATCAGGCCCATTTGTCAGCTGTTCAACCAGTTGAACGACACGCTTCGACGCGACAGGCGTATCGACTGGAGAAAGATCGATAACGCAGGCGAAACCGCTACCTGATGTTTCAAATGTAGAGAAATATCCTGCATCACATGCGAACATAGTGGCAATTCGCTGCGCCCTGGGGAGGGAACCATGAGAGTGACTTGTAAGTGTGGGCACAAAGGCCGAATTGCATCGCGTGAGGTGCTTTCTACCGACTTTGCAAAACTGTACTGCCAGTGCCTCGACGCAAAATGTGGGCACAGTTGGGTAGCAAATCTCACGTTTTCCCACACGCTTAGCCCGTCCGCACAAACATTCGACAGGCTACTGATTGATCGGCTCAGAGACATGCCCAGGGCGCAGCAGCGGGAGCTGTTTGAAAAGCTTGGATCGCAGGCAGTCGCATGATGCAAGCCGCCGACAACGACATGCCGGCGGCTCAGGAATCAATCGTCGTCGGACTGATCCGGATTGCTTATCAGCGCTTCGGTCAGCCTGCGCAATTGCTCCTGGTCACGCTGGCTCAACTGGCGGTAAAAGCCAATCAGACGGCGCTCAATGTGCGAAAGCTCATACCGCGCAGATGCAGCGACTTCAACGTAACCGGCATCGGCGTTTGTGCGATCCAACATGCTTACCACTCCATAAAATCCATTGCTGTCGCAGTGATATGGGGGCGAGCCAGTGTGATGGCAGAAACACCTTGTTCAATCCAGTCCCTTGGCAGCGTCGTCAGCCATCGCCTTCATAAAGCGTCGGATGGCTCTTTGATCATCCGCCGGGATACTGCGGTACTGCTGAACAATACTGTCCTCAGCCTCAGTAAGAGCCTCAGATTTCAGCGTGGCGCGAGTTCCGCTCACGATGAAAAGCACATCAAACCCCAGCAAGCTTGCGGCCATGCTCAGGTAAGACGCCGGGGCATCGCTGGCACCGGACTCGTAATTTCCTTGAGTTCGCTTCGAGACGCCGAGGTGTTCAGCGAGTTGATCTTGTGTCAGCCCAGCCTGGGCGCGTTGTTGGCGCAGCCTTGCGCCAATCTCTTCAGAGAGAGTCAATATTTTTCCATCCGCATATTTACAATGGCAGTTTTTTGCCACATTCTGCGCTCGTCATCACACGAAAACGCAAGGAATTGCACTATGCCCAACTCAACCATCACCGAGCAAGCTCGCCAACAAGCGCGTGCGTCCTTGGAGAAGCGTGGTCAGACAGCGAAAAATTTTGCTGCTTTACACAACCTCAACCCCAGCACCGTCTACGCGGTGCTGAACGGCCAAAGCCAGTGTCGCCGTGGGGAGGCGCATCGAGCAGCCGTCCTCCTGGGAATCAAAGACGGCGTGATTGCACAGTAATGGCCATGTCTCTGAGGGAACAGCAGAAGATGAAAAATCAGGTTCTAAAAACACGACGTGAAGTCGTAAGTGCAATTATTTGCGCCTACGAAGGTGGTCGCGAATGCGCCGCCGCTCGTATCGGCCTGCAGCTGAAGAAGTTCGACAACCACGCCTACGAGAACAACAACTGTCGCCCATTAACCGATGCGCAGATCTACCAGATGGAGCAAGTCACGGGCACCCATCACCTGCCTAACTATGTCGCAGCAATGTACGGCGGCATGTTCGTCCCAGTGGTCCATCCAGACAGATTGGATAACGTGGAGATGTACGCACGGGCCATGCAGAGTTCAGCCAAACAAGGGACCGTCGACCAGATCATTGCCCAGGCACTTGATGACGGGGTGATCACCGACGTTGAGGCCGAGCTGATCCAGAACGCCCATACCTTGCACATGGCCGCACGCACCGCCGAAGTGTATGCCGCGATCGATCTCTACCGCGCCAAATCGGGGAAAGCCAAATGACCACTCAAACCAATGCCCTCGACTATCAGGAATGCATGCAGAACGCCGCGCTGGCTTTCCTGGAGCGCCATCAAGCCGAACACCTGAGCGATCTGTCGGCACTGCTTAACCGCGCAATCAATCACCTGGTGAACAGCTTCGACGTAGCAGAATCGGTTGCAACCAAACTGACCTCCCTTGCTCACGTCGAGTTAATGGAAATCGCTTTCCGCCAGCGTCTCATCTTGGACCACAGCACCGAGACCATCGTGGTGATCCGCGACCCGATTAAAGGGCATTGCTGGTCCGTGCCTGTCAGCCTGATCTATCAACGCGTCCTGAACACACCGGACAACGTCCGTCTGCGCTCCGCGCACTCGTAACACCCAACCCAAACCAAACGCCGGCCCCACGTCCCGTGGGTTTGGGTGAGCTGCGCCCGAAATCGAGGTTTCACGATGGTAAACGCCGTAATTGTCACAACTCAACTGCCCCCGGCCGAGGCCGAAGCGTTGCTGGCCGCGCTGCGTGAACAGTATCGCTTGAGCCTCAATGAACATTGGTACGACGACCAATTCCGCTTTGTAGCGGACGGTCTTCGCCACGGCGCAATCCTCGCCCACGTCCCGGTAATGGCAGCGCAAAAACGCCTGATGGCAGCCCTATCCCACAGCCTCAAAGCAGTGAAGTAACCCCATGAAAGAAGATCTTCGTCACGACGTGCTGCAGCGCTTGGAATCCGACTACGGCCTGAAACATCGCAAAGATACCGATTACATGCGCGGTGGTGAGTGCCCTAAGTGCCACAAGCGTGAGCTGTATTCGCGTCATGACAAACCCTGGCTGGTGATCTGCGGCCGGTCTGAGAAGTGTGGCCACACCCTGCACGTCAAAGAAATCTACAACGATCTGTTTGAAGACTGGAGCAAGCGTGCGCCGGCGACGGACAACGCACCCACGGCCACAGCCCGCGCCTATTTGGAGTTTGGACGTGGATTCAACATCGAGTTGATCGCCGGCTGGTTCACCCAGGACTCCCACTATTCAGGGCAGCATAACGCCGGCAGCGCCACGGTTCGTTTCGCTCTGGAGAAAGGCGGCTACTGGGAACGCCTGATCGACAAACCAGCCCGCTTCGGAAAGATGAAAGCCCGTTTCGCACCAGGTGAAAGCTACCGGGGCACGTGGTGGTGCCCGCCGTGCGTCGACGTCTTGGAAGCGAAAGAAATCTGGATCGTTGAAGGCATTTTCGATGCCATCGCCCTGGTCCATCACAATATTGCTGCCGTATCGGCTATGTCTTCGAACGCCTTCCCGGCTGACTCGCTGCAGGCGATCGTGGCTGCCCGTCCAGGCAATTTGCCGAAGCTGGTGTGGGCATTGGATAACGAGCCAGGTGCACACGCCTATACGAAGCGTTGGGTGCGTATGGCGCGTGCACTGGGCTTCACTTGCGAAGCTGCACAAATCCCCCAGCGGGACAACCGGAAGGTCGACTGGAACGATCTGCACCAGCGATGGCAGTTCCTGGACGAGGGCGCTAAACGCGACGCCCAGTTTGACAAGGACATCACCACCGCCCGCCACCACGGCGCGCTGCTGATAGCCGACAACGCCACGGAGAAGGCCTTGGTGATGTTCGATTGGAAGCGACGTAGCGAATTCCACTTGGAGTTCGGCAACCGCCTCTACTGGTTCAAGCTTGACCTGGAGAAGTACAACAAGGCGATTCAGGAACTTGAAGACAGCGAACACCACGACGACCAGCAACTGAACAACAAGCAGATGCGTGCCAAGGCCATGCAGCAGTGCGGCGCTCTGCAGCGTATCGCTACGTGCAATCCAAAAGCGCTGTACTACCAAGAAAACAAGCTCACCGACGAGTCTTGGTACTACTTCCGCATCACCTTTGCACATGACGCCGCGCCTATTAAGAACACCTTCACCAGCTCTCAGATCGCATCGTCTGCAGAGTTCAAGAAGCGCTTACTCGGCATTGCCCCAGGCGGGATGTTCACCGGCACCACGCAACAACTGGATGCGTTCATTGAGGAACAAACCGACGCGCTGAAAACCGTGCAGACCATTGACTTCACCGGGTATACCCGTGAACACGGGGCATACGTCTACGGTGATGTGGCGGTGCGCGACGGGAAGGTGTTCAAGCTCAACGAGGAAGACTTCTTCGATATGGACCGGCTCAGCATCAAGACCTTGAGCCAGTCCGTGATCCTAAACCTAAACACCGACCTGCAGAAGTTCGAGACTGAATGGCTTGAGATTATATGGGAGTGCTTCGGCGCCAAAGGCCTGGTAGCGCTCGCTTTCTGGTTTGGCTCCCTGTTTGCAGAGCAAATCCGGCAGCACCAGAAAAGCTACCCGTTCATGGAGATCATCGGCGAACCAGGTGCCGGCAAATCCACTTTGATTGAATTCCTGTGGAAGCTGTGCGGCCGGAGCGACTACGAGGGCTTCGACCCAACTAAGGGCACACCGGTAGCCCGGGCTCGCAACTTCGCCCAGGTCGCCAATCTGCCGGTGGTGCTGATTGAATCCGAGCGGGAAAAGACCGACGGCAGTCAAACCAGACAGTACGACTGGGACGAACTGAAAACCGCTTATAACGGGCGTAGCGTCCGCTCCACCGGTGTGAAGAACAACGGCAATGACACCCGGGAACCGCCTTTTCGTGCGGCCGTGGTCATTGGCCAAAACCACGCTGTCAACGCGTCAGAACCCATCCTGCAGCGGCTTGTGCACATTGCAATGACGAAAGAAGGCCAGACACCCCAGACCAAACTGTTGGTGGAAAAGCTGGAGCGCATGCCGGTGGATCGCGTCAGCGGCTTCCTGGTGAAGTCCACCATGATGGAAAGCGCAGTGATGGAAACTGTCCGCGAAAAAGGTCCCAAGTACGAACAGCAATTGCTCGCCCTGCCCGAAATCCGCACGGTGCGGATCGCAAAGAATCATGCCCAGTTGCACGCCCTGGTCGACGCCCTGGTGCACGTCGTCCCGTTGAAAAAACACCACGTGGATGCAGCCCACGCCGAGATTCAAAGCATGGCCAAGGCTCGCCAGTTGGCCATCAACGCCGACCACTCCGTCGTTGTGGAGTTTTGGGAACTGTTCGACTACCTCAACGGGCCTGATGGGGATCTCAACCACTCCCGAACTGACGGCCTGATCGCCGTTAACCTGAACGAATTCGCAGAAATGGCGGCGAACAAACGGCAGAAAGTCCCGGACTTGACCGAACTCAAACGCCACCTCAAGACCAGTAAGTGCCCCAAGTTCATTGAGACCAATCGCACCGTTTGCTCGGCACGGGCGAAGGACGCGTTCGACAAAGCAAAAACCATTCGCTGCTGGATGTTTCGAAGCGACTGACCACCACCAGGAGCAACGCCAATGCACATACAAATTATCACCGGAGAAGGTCGGGACGGCGGCACGAAACAGTTCAAACACATGATGGAGCTGCAGCAGTGGATTGGCGAGGCCAGCCAGCTGGTACACGCCGAGGCATATAGCGCTGCTGGCCTGGTCGAGATTTTGGAGGTCCGTGGTGCCACGGAGAATGAACTTCTGGTTCTGCAGTGCACAAGGCAGCAGATCCAGGCGGTATTGGAATGGCAGTCAGCCATAGACGAAGTGATCGAGCTGGAGAACCTGGTGATCCACCTCGTTAGGCAAGTGCAACCAACCACTGCCGGCGAAGGCCGGTAATTAGACGATACCGAGGAGTTACAGCTCCCCGGTACCAACCACCACTGAGGGCAACACCATGCAAGCACAGCACCAAAGCAGCAGCGGCGACAAGGCTACCACAGCGCCAGGCGAAGGCATGCAGGAGGCACGACACCTGATGGCCATCCGCATCGTCGGTACCGCGCTTTTCGATTACCAGGTGCACAAGACGCCCGACGCCCGGATCCGCCTAGAGGCAGTCACCACCATGGCTCACCTGCAAGGCGATCTCACTGCAGGTGAAAGGGCATTAGTGTCGCAACTGTTGGCCAATCAATAGTTCCAGCAGTTTGCACTCCAACTTCTAACAATCATGCCCCGGCTGCAGCGCTAGACTGCCCGGGGTGCTCTAGCTTACAGAGGGCTAGCAATGAACTCCCGATCGGACAACGTCCTGATATTCACCGACCTGCAGCGCATCACCGGCTACCAACGCCGGTCTGATGTTGAGCGGTCGCTGATCGACCAGGGCGTTCGCCTATTCCGCGGCCGTACTGGACCATGGACAACGCTGGACCTTATCAACCAGGCCGCAGGCATGAAGCCCGCCATTGCAGAGCGGTACGACGCCGATATCCTATGAGAAAAGCAAGGAAGCGGAAGCACAATCCGCACATCCCCACTCACATTGACCAGGCCGCTCTCCCAGCGACCGTTTACTTTGATCAGCGGAACGAAGGGGTTTGGTACACCCTTCATCGTGACGAGACGGGCACACAGCGCCGGCGCAACATTGCGCCGGCTAGTGTTTCGCTGGCAGAGCTGCACCAGATCATGGACGAGTCATCCAACGTCGACCGAGGAACGCTTCGTTACGTTTGCGCCCAGTTCCACGACAGCGATCGGTACAAGAAACTCAGTTCGAAAACCCACGACGACTACTGCTATTCCCGCGATGTTCTTCTGGACATTCCCACCAAGCTGGGCAAACCGCTGGGGGATCTGGCTGTTCGGAAATTCACCTCTGCGCTGGTGCAGCGGATTGTTGACCGACTTGCGGACGAAGGCACGCCATCGAAGGCAGCTCACGCTTTACGCTACCTACGCCGTGTACTGCAGTGGGGCCGCAATCGCGGCTTCCTCGAGGTGAACCCAGCCCTGGGTATTGAGGCGCCCGTGGAGCGCAAGCAGCGCCGCCTGCCGAACCACCAGGTCATGGACGCTCTCATCGACCGGGCGATCTCCAGAGGGCTGCTGCATCGCAACGAGAAAGGCGGCTGTCCCGAATACCTGGGCTACGTTATGGAGTTGGCCTATCTCTGCAGGCTGCGCGGCATCGAGGTCGTGACTCTTACCGACGAAAACGAACTGGAAGGCGGAATACTGACCAACCGTCGAAAGGGAAGCCGCGACAACATCGTTCGTTGGACACCACGGCTACGCAAAGCATGGGATAGCGCGAAAGCCTATCGGGCCAAGATATGGGCCAAACGCATAACCGCCATTCCGATCATCCCATCCCGTCGAAACATCATTGTGGCCAGCCACGGCGGCCCACTGCGGAAAACCAGCCTAGATACAGCTTGGCAACGCTTCATCACCCTGGCACTCGCGGAGGAAATCATTACCCCAGAACAACGGTTTGCCCTGCACGATCTGAAACGTCGCGGCATCACAGATACCACCGGCACCCGGGCTGACAAGCAAGAGGCTAGCGGCCATCGCGACCCAAAAATGATGGACGTATATGATTACAGCATTCCCACTGTCGACCCTTCCACGAAGTGACGAACGTGTGAAGCTAGACAAGCAGGCATGGCTAAAGCTATACAACCGTCCGAAGATATAAAAAACCGAAACAATTCTGTTTTTTTAAACCCAGAGAATGGACTCAGCATGACTCAAAAAGATAAAAATCAATCTTCCGCAGATCCAAAGCCCGTTCTAACTAGTGAAAAAGAACAAGAATCGAAGAAAACGTGTTTTGTAATCATGCCCATAGCGGATATGGACGGTTATGAACCAGGACACTTCACCCGGGTTTATGAGCACCTGATAAAGCCGGCATGCTCGAAAGCAGGATATATAGCACATCGCGCCGACCTTGTTGCCGCAAGCAACTATATAATTATCGACATATTACGAAAAATTGTTGAGAGCGACTTGGTCATATGCGACCTAAGTGGGCGAAATCCAAACGTATTATACGAATTGGGGGTTCGCCAAGCATTCAACTTGCCAACCGTATTAATAAAGGACCAAATAACCCCTCGAATTTTCGATATCCAAGGGCTGAGATGTGCTGATTATCGGCACAATCTGAGAATTGACGAAGTGCAGAAAGAACAGGAAAACATCCGTGCGGCGATCATCGAAACCGCTGAAAAACCCAATGACTTCAACTCTATGATCCAGTTATTGGGCTTAAGCCCAGCACCTTTACCGTCACGGGTTGAATTGTCGAATGACACGAGTGTGATCCTCCAGTCACTAAAAAATATTTCTTCAAGGCTAGCTGACATCGAAGCCGCTCCCGTACGCATACCTGTGAAGCGTACTCTCAGCGACTTCTTAGGTACCATACAAACCGTTACGGTACCATCCGAAGATGAACCAGAAAGCTATATAGTAAACGGAGAACAAATGTATAAAGGAGAAAGGATTTACTTCGAAGGGAAAGACGTAGGAACCCTTATTAACTACGATGCCTCGGGCATAACAATTGCCACCCATGATGGTAAAAGAAAAAAGTACCCACATAACCACCCTAAGTTCTCAACTTTCACAACGCTGCCGTTTTAATGTTCAAGTCTATCGAGATATGGAAAACAAGAATTGCTTATCAGTAGCTCTCCTCTGAGATACGCTGGATTATTGTCATCTTAGCGTTACGGTCGCGGTGAAGACGTAACAAGCCGAGTAGCCGCACCGGCGTAGCAGGGTCTCAGCCCCCTGAGGACGTAACAGAAATCTCTATAAGCTATTGATTTAAAAAGATTGTTTAGATGACTTGTAATCAGTAGGTCCCGGGTTCGACTCCTGGTGCCGGCACCACATTAGGCTCCATTGCATTCCACCGAATGCTCTGGAAGCCCCGAAAACCCGCCCTTTGGCGGGTTTTTTCGTTCC